CCATTAGAAGTGGTCAATTAATCCAGGCACACTATAAAGTGGCATTGGTCGAGCACATCTCATCTGTGTATATGAATCAAATGTAAAGTCAGGTTCTGTATTCACAGCGACAATCCTATCGATTGGAGGGTTATCCTGGATGAAGGCAGAATTTAATACCGGTAATGAACCAAAGTCTTGAGATAAGTGCCAAGCTTCTAAAGTACCAGTTGCATTTGAACGCATTTTTCCAGTAATTAGAGAGGGTTTATAACGATATTCTGCATAACGCTCTTGATATCCAAAAGTATTATTATCAGCAGAAGTACCTTGTGCATATATTTCTTTATTAAGAACTGATTGTTCTCCTATATGGCTAAGAGCCGGCCAATAGAAGTCATATCTAGTAGAGCGAGACCACATTCTATTTAAACCTTGTTGATATGTTAAGTCTGCACGAACAGAAACTAAGCCAATAATAAGACAATGTTCAGTAAATGATTTAGTAAATCCATGACGATTAATAGAAGCAGTACCCATAGCGGATAGATTACCTTGAGGACTTGTAGAGTCAGTGCTAGAAGTCTGAGCTATAGGAGTTACATGAATAGGTGTAGTACCACCACCTAAGTATTCAGGACGTTGTACACGAGCATCCGGGGAACGAACACCAAAGTGTGAACGAATTATTTCTATATACCTGGTACCACCGCGAGCATCTCTTTCTAATAGTTTTTGAATTTGAAAAGCTCGTCTAAGTTCGTTAATAGTTGCGGCAGTTGCATCAGTTAAGTTTGCCATCAATTGACCAGAACCAGAAGCAGTACCATCAGTACCACCATAGATATTATTTGAAGAGACTTTAATTTGTGTCAGTTGATCAGTAGTAGATAAGATATTAACTCTATTAGTATCAGCGGCTGAATCGTCCCAAGCCATATTTTTACCATAAATAGGGGCTTCAGTTCCAAGAGGTAAGTCAACAGCATCTCCCTTCTGCGGCCAGGGTAGCGCAGAAGTAAAGTAATCATGACGTTTTCCACGTCTTAATAGAACATAATCACTAGCAGTATCGGGACCATCATCAGTATCTACAGTAACACTATCTTGTAGATTTTCATCTCTAAACCATTCATTCCATATTAAGTTATACGCACGAGTAAATAGAGCAGAATGAGAGAGGTCGGGAACCTTGGTAGGAATACCCATGTAATCTTGTAGCGCACCTTGAGGAGAAGATGAAGCAGTAGGATCATATCCTGTACTTGCTGGCGATACCATTTGAGGGACTGTAAAGTCGATTGAATCATCTGGGTCTGTTTGTTCACCATTGAATTTCTTCCAATTATCCCATACTAATCTTACCGGAACACTAAAATAATGTGTATCCATAAATAAGTTATCCATTATAGGAAATATAGGAGTATTAAGTCGAGCGAATGCAGTTAGTTTTGTATTAAAGGTATCACCAGGCAAAGCCTCATCACATAGTATAGGTATTAAGAAGCCAGCATCAAAAGTAGTTTTATAACCATGAGAACGGTCAAAGCTTGAACGAGGTATATCAGCCTGAGGAGCCTGGCTGAAATTGTGATACATAACTGAAGGTCGAGAATGTTTGTGATATCTTCTATTCTTTGGCATTTTGTTTTTCCTCTAATACATTAGTCATGAGTTTTTTTAAATCTACGCCATTACCAAGAGATTCATAAGGTGTTATATATTCTATCTCAGCTGTCGCATCATTGAAAGTACCTATTTCAAATAAAGTATAATCTTGAGGATTTCTACCAAAGGCATGATTTTCATCATTTAAGCAATCACATATACTTCTAACAGCCATAGGCGTATTAGGTAAGAAGAAGGGTAATAAGTAAGCATCAGCAACACTATCATGTACGCAGAATATTTTTTGTATCATTTTATATCTCCTCTAAGTTACGTTTTTTAGAAATTAATTTAGCTTTTGCGCATTTTTCGCGTGTATTTAGCCTATCATAAGTATTGTCCGCCTTTCGGCGTATCGATAAGGTTTTACGGCGTTTTTTTACAACACGCATATTTGTATCCGGGTCTAATTCGTATATATATTGATAATATTTTGGGGGAGGCATTTTTCTACCATCTATAACCACGAAATCATCTGGGAATACTTCGTGTTTGAATTTTTTAAACCATTCGTAAGCAATACCGGGTCTACGAGACATAACAGTATACTCAGGTTGAATAGGGTGAGACATAAGACCATGTTCTTTAGAGAATTTTGTATAATATTTTCCATCAGCTAATAAAGCATTGTTATAAGCATCATCAGATAGATTGATATCTGTATTAGAATTTTGTTTTTTAAGTATATATCTAGCGACATAGGCGGCAGAGTCAAAAGTAACATCTCCTACAGTTGAGAATCCTTTTTTCCAAATAGATTGTAATTTTTTTGATATATAAAGTTTAACGCCTTGTTTAGTACTCCAAAGTTCTTTGTCTTCAAAGTCATGGTTGAATACACATGCATGATAATGGGGTCGAGAATATCTTTCGCCATATTCTCCACAGGCGAAATATTTAATTTTTTTTGGTTCGACACGACGCCTTAATCTTTTAAAGAAGTCTTGTAAATGATGTTTAACCAGGGATGAGTCAGACGGTAAGTTGTCATCATCATATGTAAGCGTAATAAAGCAGTTTTCTGTATGAGTTTGAGATTCATGCAAACACCTAATTGCCCAATTGCGAGTATAATCCAGTCTACAGCCAATACATTGACCACATTTAACTTGTACAGGCATATCTTGAAAGCCTGATTTTAAATCAAATACTATAGAGCGTTTACCGCTCGGGTTAATGTGCCTTGAACGATACCCAGAAATAGGGGCATAGCAGGGCATTATCTATAACCTAATACCACCACGCATAGGGCGAGAAGAATTATATTTATGAGAACGTCTTGCAGTGCGTCTAAACATACCTTTAGAGCGACGCATACTTAGTCTTTTTCTTCGTCTATAAGCCATCTTTTTAACTCCCAGTTAAAGTTTTTAATAAATTTTGGACTGAACTGCGTGTCAGTCCGAACAGTACCATCTAGTGGGGTACTGTTCTTGACGCTTTTAAGCGTCTTTTTCCGTAGATTCGTCTTCGACGACATCTCCGGTATCTCCCTGAGTTGAATCAGAAGTATCTTCTGATTCCCTCATGGAAAGGGTTTCTAATTTCGATTGAGTTAACAAACCCATAGCCGCCATTTCTTCGGCATTTTCAGAGTCTGAAACAAAGTCCAGGAATTGAGCTGGATCATTATAGAAATTAGCACGTATATCTGAAGGTAAGTCCTGGAACATCTCGTTAGCTTGAGTAATTATATTCATACTTGTATGAAAGTCATCACTAGTTGCAAAACCATAGTTATTAGAGTGTTTACGCGAGTGCTCCAACAATCCAGTTTTTCTATATTTTGCCATTATATAGTTTATATCAGCTTGTTCAGCATGAGCTTGTTTAGTACGAGATTTTTTTCCGAATGAAATTGGCGATTTTCTTTTTTTAGAATATGCACTTGTAAATATTTGAGTAGTCATAATAATTACCTTTAAGGAAATAGTTTATCTAAGAGTTTTTCTCTTGTTTTAGGCATAAAGCCTTGACCAAAGTCAGAACCACTGGGTTTATCTATTGCATCAATAAAATCTTTTAATACATTCACTGCAGTTTTACGATTATAATGAGTTAGTAATGCATGTAAAGTTGCCCACATACCAGTGCCTTTGAAGGCACGTTGTTTAAGAATTTGTTCACCATCCGGTCCTTGTAACATATCTAATATCATTTTTAATTCTTGTTGAACATAATTTTTTTCATTAGCAGCAAATTGTTGATATTTTGTTACAAATTTTTCAGTTAATACTTTTTGTCTTGTCAAGTTTCTCTCTTCAAAAGCTTTCATTGTTTGTTGAAATGAAAGTTTAACATCTTGAGAAACTTTTTTAGCTTGTTCAGTTGTTAATTCAACCTGTGAACCTTTTAATTCAGTATCAGCTTTTAGATTATCTCTCTGAGCTTGTAAATTTTTTAAGTCTTCCTGTAAACGACGTAATGATAAAGCAGAACTAGCAAGAGTTGGACCTGGGTCTTTTACTTGAGCTTGAGCACCAGCAGGAGTAGAAGCACCACCTTTAGAGACAGCTAATAATGGATTGATACCAGCGGCACGCATATCTTTTACAGCACGTTGATAAGAAGTGTCAGACATCATTTTTTGAAATTGCATTTGTTCTCTTGCAGAAGCGAATTGCATTC